ACCCCCTCTTATTTATAAGTCAGAATATTTCCTCCTTGACCCCACCCCCTTCTATATAGAAGTACCCCCCGGTAGGAGTCCCAACCTCCCCTAAAACCCCCGCACTACATTGCATAGCGCAATTAGACTCTGATATAACCCCCCGCATCTTGGGTTATTAATTTCCCATGCAGGACAATATTCCAGACTTAGAAGAAGGTATTCCTCTACCCGCCTCGGCCACGGAAGCTTTTCCAGAGCTTTCTCCGCAGGAAGAACTCAATATGCGGGCGAGGACAATCAAGTTCCTTGCCGATATTAAGAACGAAGCCCTGACGCTCGATGATGAGCAGAAGGAAGAGGCAGAGGATCTGGCGCGTAAAATGATGACGGATCCGCAGCTGCGACCGCAGTTTGCCAAGTATCCAAATGAGACCATCGCCTATCTCGCCGGCATGGTCGAGCAGATGAACTGCATGATTGTGAATGAGCTATCGGATCTGAAGCTCTACGTTGTTAATAAGCTCGTGATGGAAGTGGAAAATGCTCGTGATAGCAAGAGCCGAATTGCTGCACTGAAGCATCTGGGTGATGTGGACGGGGTGGACGCGTTTAAGAAGCGCACCGAGCTTACGGTTCAGGTCAAGCCCCTTGCCGAGGTCGAGCAGGAGCTACTCGGCGTTCTGGATAACCTCTCTATTCTGGAGGGCGAATATGCCCCGATTTCGGCGAGTTCAAAAGAAGAAACTGATGGCGAGGAAGCTGCGGAGGCAGATCTGGAGGATGGTGAAGGAGAGCCTGTTGGAGATGGAGTAGAGGAGGGAGATAAGTAGTGAGTAGCGTATCTCCGAGACTAACTCCGGATCAGATCGAGCGTCTGAGGGCGGCTCTGCCCACCATGCCGGAGAAGGAGAAGCGTAAAACTGCTGACCTACTGGTTAAGTATTATAAGGAGTCGATAAAGGAGAAGGGGAAGGACGACTTTCTCGCCTTTATCAAGCATGTCTATCCCGGCTATAAGATCGGCCCGCATCACAGGAAGCTGGCTAGAATCTTTGAGGATATTGCCGCCGGGAAAAAGAAGCGGGTGATCGTCAATATTGCCCCGCGTCATGGCAAATCCGAGATGATTTCTTACCTCGCGCCCGCGTGGTTTCTGGGCAAGTTCCCCCAGAAGAAGATCATTATGTCCTCGCACACGGCGGATTTGGCAGTGAATTTTGGCCGGCGCGTACGTAATTTGGTGGGTTCGGAGGTCTATAAAGATGTATTCCCGCAGGTCGAGCTACAGGCCGACTCCAAGTCTGCTTCTCGTTGGGGCACTAATTTTAATGGCGAGTATTTTGCCATTGGTGTGGGTGGCGCGCTTGCTGGTCGCGGCGCAGACCTCTTTATCATTGACGATCCGCACTCTGAGCAGGAAGCTAAGCAGGGGCGTCCCGACGTCTTCGAACCCGCTTGGGAATGGTTCCAGTCAGGACCGATCCAGCGACTGATGCCCGGTGGCGCGATCATTGTGGTGATGACGCGCTGGTCGAAGCTTGATCTTACTGGTCAGATTATTGACCACATGATGAAGAACGACGACGCCGATGAGTGGGAAGTCGTTGAATTTCCAGCAATTTTACACGACAGGCCGTTATGGCCCGAGTTTTGGACATACGATGAATTGCTGGCCAAAAAAGCCTCGATGGATGTTCGGTACTGGCAGGCCCAGTACATGCAGAATCCGGTCGCCGAGGAAGGCGCACTCCTTAAAAGAGAGTGGTGGAATATCTGGGAGGAAGAGGAACCTCCCGAGTGTGAGTACGTCATTATGGCGCTGGACGCCGCCCAAGAGACTAATAATCGGGCCGACTTTAACGCCTTGACGACGTGGGGCGTATTCTTCAACAGGAACACTAAAACCCACAACGTCATCCTCCTGAACTCCATAAAGAAGCGCCTTGAGTACCCTGAACTCAAAGACCTCGTAATGGAGGAGTACCGGGAATGGCGTCCTGACAGCCTGCTGGTTGAGAAGAAGTCCAACGGCGCTGCGCTCTATCAGGAGCTACGGCGGACGGGCATACCTGTTTCGGAGTTTACTCCGGGTAAGGGGCAGGACAAAATATCCCGCGTTAATGCCATTTCTGACCTGTTTAGATCCGGAATAATCTGGGCGACCGATCACCGTTGGGCGCAGGAGGTTATCGAGGAGTGCAATGACTTTCCCGCAGGCCGGAATGATGACTTGGTGGACTCGACCACCCTCGCATTAATGCGGTTCCGACAGGGAGGATTTTTGCGCCTGCCCACGGACGAACCGGAACCGATTCAGCTTTTCAAATCTTCTAGGGCACGGCGGCAAGGATATTACTAGGGGGCGATATGGCAGACGATAGATATACAGACTATATCGGAGAGATCCCCGAAAACCGCGTTCTTGGTCCTACCGCTCGTGGACTCGCTGCTTTGAAGCGTGGGCTTGGACATGTACCTCTCCCCGAAGTTTTGGGAGGCGATCTGGGTAGCGTTCTAATTGGATCTGCTCCGGAAGAAGTAGACAAGTGGGCGCACGGCTTCTCCCCATTCTACGATCAGTCGGGTGGATTTAACCCCACGCTTCGCCCGGATCGTTACCAAGGTGTTCTGGATGCCGCGCTGCTCCCCGTAAGTGAAGCTGTTGGCCTGACCAAGCTAGCTGGTAAGGGCGTGAAAAAAGGCATCGCCGCTCTTGCTGGAGATGTGACCAAGACCGGTGCAGAGGATGAAGCTCGGCGTACGTTCCTTAAGGGTACAGCCGGTACCGCTGGCGCTGCCGCAGCAGCCAAAATCCTGCCTAAAGTTTTAGAAAAGGACGCAACCAAGGCGGTCGAGAAAGGCACGATGTTTGATTACATCGATGCTGTCAATAACGCTGAGCATGATGCACATCATATTGCACAAGCTCTTCCAAGAGAGCCAGAGGTATACAGTAAAGTCCTAGCTGAAAAGAAAGCACAGCTTGCCAAGGATCCTCGCTTTACTCCCGAAATGCGTAAAGCTTATGAAGAAGAAAAGTCCGCATTTAAAGATTATATGAAATCAGATTCAAATAATGTGGAAAAGTATGAATTTAAATGGAATTCCGCCAAGCGTAACATGGGCTGGGTACCGCCAGAAGAAGTCTACGGCAAGGTAATGAAGGAAGGGGAATACCAAAATCCCTTGACTGGTGAACGGTTTGTTCGTGATGGCGATAAGGTAAGATACCACTACCCACCTGATAAACGAGGTAAAGAAGGAATTAGAACTAGGCCATTAGATGAGTACGAAGTAGAACACTACGCTGGGGATTATGGCGGTGTTGGTGCAGATAGTGGGGCACGGAGGGAGATTGCCATACAGCGTTGGTATGGAGAGGATTATCCTAACATACCGCATGGTGAAATGCGTACACCCTCTAGACTTAATCCAGACAGCGAGACGAGCGTTGCTCAGTGGCAGCGGTATAATGAGCTTACAGCCGAGCGTGAAGCCGCCAGAAAAGCTCGCAAAGACTTTCATCTTAACAAGTTCGCCGAAGAGCATCCCCGCCTACACAAGGCGTTGACCGATTTCTCGCAAGGCTGGGGTACGAACTACAAGGCCGGTGGCAGCATTGAAAATACGACTCACGACAGGAAGCTAATCTAATGGCAAGCGCATCTTTCGACAAAGCTCTTTACGCCGCTCCGCAGGGGATTGGCGACGCTGGAAACTCTCCCGATGATGGCATCGAGGTTGAGATCGTAGATCCCGCCGAGGTTAATGTTTCTGGTCCGGGCTTTGACCTTCATGTCGAGCAGGCTGACTACGGCGATGAGTTTGACGAGAACCTTGCCGAGCGCATCGATGAGGATGAACTTGCCGCCCTTGCCGCTGACTTGATGGGTGATGTTGAGGAGGACGTCTCTTCCCGTAAGGACTGGCTCGATACGTACGTGAAGGGGCTGCAGCTGCTGGGCCTGAAGTACGAGGAGCGCACTGAGCCGTGGCCCGGTGCCTGCGGTGTGACGCACCCGCTCCTGATGGAGGCGGCCATTAAGTTCCAGTCGGAGACGATCACCGAGACCTTCCCTGCCGCTGGCCCTGTCCGCACCGTGATCATTGGCAAGGAGACCACGGAGAAGAAGG